AGATATATCAAAATGTAATGATAGTTTATGCCCTTCAAAAGAATGCTGTTATAGGTTTACAGCACCAGCATCCGAATATTGGCAATCATATGGAATATTTAATAGGGAAGGTGATGCAGATAATTGTGATATGTTTTATCCTAATGGTAAATGTAGGCACTGCAATTTAGAAAATGATAATCACAAAATAAGTTGTCCAATAATGAAAATACAAGTTAACTTATGACACCAAAAGAAAAAGCACAACAATTAATTTATGCATTTGAAGCATTTACAGATAGAGACAATGAATTTGAATTTGCAAAACAATGTGCTGCAATAGCAGTTGATGAATTAATAGAAATTGCTTGTGATTATAGTGACTATGATGAAACAGTAACAAAAGAATATTGGGAAAAAGTAAAACAAGAAATAGAAAACTTATGACAGCAAAAGAAAAAGCAAATGAATTATACAGCAAGTATGATGATTTATTAAACAAAGATTTTGGTAATCCTATTGTATTTGATAACCAATTAAAACAATGTGCTTTAATAGCAGTTGATGAATTGATTTATGAAACACAATTTGAAGTTCCCAATATTAGACAAAGATATTGGATTAATGTTAAACACGAAATAAACAAATTATGACACCACAATATAGAGCAAACATACTTTACAATAAGTATAGCAAAGAATATAATAGATTTGTAGTATCAGGTTATATAAAACAAGGTTTAGATGAATGGAAAGAAATAGCTATTGAATTAGGTAAATTATATGAAGCAAAAGAAAGAGCAAAAAACTATATGAGATTAAAAAAAGGATATAAAGATGAAAAAATATAAAGTTATAAAATTAATGACTTTAGCATTTGAAGCTGGATTTAAACAAGCATCAGTTGTTGAAGCAGGATTAGAAAGTAAAGAAACAGATATACTTGTTAATTGGATTTATACTAAACACGTTAATGAAAACAATAAACAATAAACAAAAATGTTTATTTTTAATTTGAATAAACAAATTTTTTCAAGATGAATGATAATAACTATGGTGGCAAAAGAGAAGGTGCTGGTAGACCATCAAAAGCAGAAGAAGTAAAACTAATTGAAAGATTAAAACCATTGGAAGAAAAAGCATTTAAAGCATTAGAAGCTGGATTAGATGCTGGTGACTTTAAATTCACACAATTATTTTATAATTACTATGCTGGTAAACCAAGAGAAACAAAAGATATAACTTTAACAAATGAGCAACCTATCTTTAATATTGATTTAGATGAAGTTTAAGCAATAGTTTTATGGAATTTATACTTACTACTGCAATTAAAAAATTATTGCGTTTAAAGAAGCGTATTAAAGTTATTAGAGGTGGAACATCAGCTGGTAAAACATTTGGTATTCTACCTTTGTTAATTGATAAAGCAATTAAAGAACCTAATTTAGAAATTAGTGTTGTATCTGAAAGCATACCACATTTACGTAGAGGTGCTTTAAAAGACTTCTTAAAGATTATAATGGCACTTGGTAGGTATAATGATGCACAATTTAATAAAAGCACTTTAAAGTACACGTTTGCAAACGGAAGTTATATTGAATTCTTTAGTGTGGACCAGCCAGATAAATTAAGAGGTGCAAGAAGAAACATCTTATATGTTAATGAGTGCAACAATATAGATTTTGAAAGCTACTATCAATTAGCAATTAGAACATCTGGTGATATATGGTTAGATTATAATCCTACTTCAGCATTTTGGGTTGACAAAGAAATACTAACGCAAAACGATACTGATTTTATTACTTTAACTTATTTAGACAATGAAGCATTATCAGAAACAATAGTAAATGAAATAGAAGCAGCTAAAGTAAAAGCATTAACATCTACATATTGGGCAAACTGGTGGCAAGTTTATGGATTAGGTCAAACAGGTTCGTTAGAAGGTGTGTGTATTCCAGATTGGCAAGAAATAGATTTACCAACTGATGCAAGAATATTATGTTACGGAATGGACTTTGGTTATAGTAATGACCCAACATCATTAGTAACTATGTATAAATACAATGATGCTTATATATTTGATGAAGTAATTTACAAGAAAGGATTATTAAATAGTGAAATATCAAATCTATTAAAAGCAAATAATGTAAACGAAATTGTTTATGCTGATAGTGCTGAACCAAAATCAATAGCTGAATTAAATAGTTATGGTCACAATGTGTTACCAGTATCAAAAGGAAAAGATAGTATCTTATTTGGTCTTAATTTAATTAATCAGAATAAAGTTTATGTTACATCAAGAAGCAAGAACTTAATTAACGAATTAAGAAACTACATTTGGCAAACAGATAAAACTGGAATTAAAATGAATAGACCAATAGATGCATACAATCACGCAATAGATGCTATGCGTTATGCAATGACAAGTCAATTAGAAAATCCACATAAAGGTAATTACTTTATATATTAATAACATTATATTGTCATTTTAAGTGTATTTAATACTTTTAATATTTAAAATATATGCAAAATAACATTATAATATCATTTTACTAATGACTTACGGGCAAATAATAGCAGCAATACAATGTTATATACATCACGTTAAAGGAATAGAAGTTCAAATTAACTTACCAAGAAATGTAGGTGAAATTAAAAAGATGAAACAAATGTATAGTGTAGCAAGTGATTACCTTTCGTTGTAACATAACTATTAAAATTAGGGTTTATATTGACACAAAAAGTAATGGAAAAAGAAGAAGAAATATTTGAAAATATGGAGTTTGAACAAGCTGATACAAGATATGAAATAATATCAATGTGCAATCAAGCATTAAGTTCAGTTGAAGGATTTGATACGTATATGATTGATGAAAAAGATACGTATAAGATTAAAGAAATAAAAAGAAAGTGTTTAGCTTTAATTGATTTGCATATTGGAATGATATATGATGAAAACTTTGATAGTTAAAGAAATGTTAAAATGTATTTTATTTAAAACAATATAATTACATTTGTATCAAATAACAAACAAATGAAAACATATATGACAAAATATTGCATAACTTACTGGACAGAACGTAATGATGAAAGCACAGATGTAGAAATGATAATAGAAGCATACAATATAACAGATGCTTTAAAAAAATTTTTAAGTATGAATATAATACATAAGAAAATAGAAAGCATAGAACAAATTAGTTAAGCTGTGTAAAGCGTTGGAACTTATAATCCATTAGAAACTAATTATTAAGACTTACAGAAATGTAGGTCTTTTTTTTGTTTTAATTGCAAAGCAATTTAGTTTAATACAATTTACACTTTATTTTATTTTTAAATAAAACAAGAAATGAAATTACAGATTACAATACCAACAAGCTTATCAGAAATAACATTAGAACAGTATCAAAAGTTTTTATCAATAGCTAAAGATAATCCTGATGGTGAATTTCTTCAACACAAGATGGTAGAAATATTTTGTGGTATTGATTTAAAGAATGCTGCTAAAATAAGTTTTAAAGATGTTAATGAAATAACAACTAACCTATCAAATCTATTCACACAAAAATATGATTTAAAAAGAACATTTAAAATAGGTAATACTGAATTTGGTTTTATAACTAACCTTGATGAAATAACACTTGGTGAATATACTGATTTAGATAAGTACATAAGTGATTGGGATATGATGCATAATGCTATGGCAGTATTATACAGACCAATAACAAAAAAATTAAAAGATAAATATCAAATAGAAGAATACAACGGAAGCTATACATATTGCGATGCTATGAAGTTTATGCCACTTGATGTTGCATTAGGTGCAGTGGTTTTTTTTTACAATTTAGGCAACGAATTACTGAAGTCTACGATACATTATTTGGAGAACAACAAGGAATTTCAGAATATAGTAAACAATCACAATTTGGAAGTAAATGGGGTTGGTATTCATCATTCTATGCTATTGCTCAGGGAGACGTTAGAAGATTTGAAGATATTTCCAGACTTAAACTTTCAGTTGCATTAACATTTTTAACATTTGAAAAAGAAAAAAACGAAATAGAAACTGAATTAATAAGAAGTAAATAATGAAAGGATTTTATCAAATAACAACAGCAATTAAAGACCAACTATATAAAGATGTATTTGTAAACACAGTTTCATCTGGTGATATATTTGAAATTGATTTAAACAAGCAAACTATATTTCCATTGTCACATATTATTGTAAACAATGCAACATATAATGGCAACACTTGGTTGTTTAATATATCAGTTCTATGTATGGATGTTGTAGACTTTAGTAAGACCGAACAAACAGACCAGTTTTTAACAAATGATATTGAGCAAGATGTACTGCATACTCAACTAATGGTTATTAATAGATTATTAGAAGTATTAAGACGTGGAAGTTTATTTGATGATTTATATCAGTTACAAGGCACACCAAATTGTGAACCATTTGTAGATAGGTTTGAAAATAAGATAGCTGGTTGGACTGTTACATTTGATGTTATGGTTGCTAATGAAATGACAAGTTGCGAAAATGAATGCTAATAATTTAACATCTACTAAAGAAGTTTTAGAAGCATATAAAAAATATGTTATTCAACAAGCCAGAAGTAATTTGTCTAAAGGCAATAAAAACGTTTCTAAGAAACTTTATAATGAAATTAAAGGTGAAATACTATATGAGAATAATTATTTCTTATTAGGCTTTAGTATGCCAGATTATGGCTTTTATCAAGATGAAGGTGTTAAAGGTGCAGACCCAAGTCAAGTATCAAAAAATGCAAAGATAAAAGGGCAACAAGCACCTAATAGTAGATTTAAATTTAAAAGAAGAATACCTTCAGCACCATTTGAACAATGGGCAAAGTTTAGAAACATTAGATTACGTGATGCAAAAGGAAAATTTGCAAAAGGCAATTACAAAACAATAGGTTATATTATAGCAAAAAATGTATGGGCAAGGGGAATTAAACCTTCTTTATTTTTTACTAAACCATTTGAAGCTGGATATAAGAAATACATAGATACAGATTTAATAAAAGCATTTGGAGACGATATAGAAACATTAATAGATTACACAATAACAAATAAATAATATGGCAATAAATGTAATATTAGCAAGAAGCCCTTATCAAGTTATTATAAACGAGGCAAACCAAATAAGAACAAAGGTTGAATTAAGACTTTGGAATAAAGGTGGTTCAAGACCTACTAATCCAACTTATATAATGAGTGAAGGAATAGCTTCTGTAACACAAAGACAAACTAATTATAATATATCACCATTTATTTTAGAGTTTATAGATAAGTTTAAATTGCAATATGATGTTGATGCTGTAGTTGAAGCAGATGATAATGAATGGTGCATAGGGGAATATAAGACTTTTTACGAAAGAGAAGATTTAGATATGACTTTAATTTCTACTGTTTCTTTTTGTGCAGTAAATGGATATTCAACAGTAGAACAAGGATTAAATTTTAGTCCAACACAAGGAGATAATTATTTATTATTAGCAAAATCATTAATAAAAGTTTATTGGAATACTACTATACCTTATTACAATTTTATTGTAAAAGATATAGATACAGAATATACTGCAACTTGGTATGATAAAGCTGATACACTTTTAAAAACACAAACTTTTTATACTGGAGTAGATGAATTTTTTAATTATTCTATTCCTTTAGTATATGGCGATAGTACTCGTTTAATTATAAGTAGTGAAAAAGAAGACCCAGTTTTTAAAATTGAAACAGAAGAAATATGTGAGCCTAAATATACAGTTCAAACAATGTGGTTTGTAAATAAGTTAGGTGGCTGGAACCAATTTCCATTTTTCAAAGCAAGTTATAATTCTATTGATGTAAAAAATAGTAATTATAATTTAATGCAAAAGGATGTTAATTATGACTATCGTAGAGGACAAACAAAGCCATTTAATATAAACGGAACAGAAACTATAAAAGTAAATTCTGGATGGGTTACAGAAGATTATTTTGAGTGGATACAAGATATGATGTTATCAGATACAATTTTATATTCAGATGATGAAATACCAGTTACAATTAAGACTACAAGTATGCAAAAAAGAACATCTATTAATGACAAAAATATAAACTATACTTTAGAGTTTGAGTTTGCAAATAAACTAATTAACAACATCGTATAATGAAATTAAGTACAGAAGTTTATATTAAGAAAAATACTTTAGTTAATAGCGGTAGTGTTACTGCTG